TTGCTCTCTTTTTTCTCCCTGCACAATGTGCTTTTTGAGAAAACCCTTTTGGGTTTGAGCAATCAATACTGCGCTTGTATTTAGCACTCCATTCTTCTCTGAATTGAGAAAAGTGTTTACGGATACGTTGAATGGTGCTATCGTCCATTAACTTGACGTATTCTTTAGAGGCATATACCATTTGATCTATACTTGGTCCATCACCTTGACTATTTTTGAGTGATACTTTCAGGACTGGATAAATGTTGTTGAATCTATATCTTGCTTCGCCAGTTTCAGCAGGAGTTTGATAATCCTGTGATAATAAATCATCACCTTGTGGCAACAACGTTTTATCAAATCCTGCGACGGGTCCACTATCAGTTGCTGCCTGTGCAAATCCTCCTTGAGTGTCTGCATCATTAGCATGATTTGTTGGTGTCTCTTCTAGAAACTGTCTAAAACTTTTCATTATCCGTCTAATGCAACAGTAAGACCAAGTGTCATACCTGGCAGTGACTGCCAAGTTGTTCCATCGTAAAATTCTAATTTTGATGTAGTTGAATTGAAGATAATCGCACCTGCAGAGAATGTTCCTGCATCTCTTTGTACTGTTGTATATAGTGGAGGATAAAGTGCAGAAGACGCTCTAATTGTTGATGCAGTAATAATACCTGTGGTGTTGATGGAGACAGTTGTTCCAATACCGACAGAAGTTTCTTTGCCATCTCTATCTTCAAATTTTATTTGACCACTACTATCTTGTTTGATAGCAACCGTAGTCGCGGTGCCAATAATAATTTCATCAATACCTTTGATTTGCTTGGCATTAGGATCAATAGTAATTGATGCGGTTCCAACGGTAAGAATGCCAGTTACTCTGGCATCTCCCTGAACTAATAGTGCTGTTGTTGCAGTGCCAGTTCTAACCTCAAGTCCACTTCTAAATGTTGAAAATCCAAGTGAATCAACATTCTTGACATCCTCATAAGTGGCGATGCCTGTAACGGACAGGTTTGTAACAGTGAGGTTTGTGCCTGTGCAAGTCTCTGCTAACTCAGATGGAGCACCAGATAATGCTGTGCTTGCAATGCCAACCCATTTATTGCCATTATAAATGAGCAGTTTATTAGTTCCAATGCCAGCATCAAAGGTAACATCATCAAGGTCTTTGATGAAACCTGCTCCACCACCACCGATAGTGGAAATTTGTTGTTGAATTCTATTGATGAAAAGTCTATAGTGCTTTTCAAGATCTTCAAGGGTTGCAAAGTTTTGATCCATCGGTGTTAATGGATCAACTTGATTTCCTACGGATTCTTTTTCACTTGGAGGTTCATTGAGAAGACCCTCTATGAGTGATTGTTGTTCCTCTCTGATAGTTTTTACTAACACTCTGAGGTCAATAAAATCTTCTCTAAGATTTTTTATTTCGTCATCATAATATTTTACTTCTGGAAGATTCTCAACTTCTTCTCTCAGATCAGTAAAATACTTAAGAAGTAACTCATCAGTCTTTTGACTATCTAAATTGAATCCTTCTAATTTCTGATTTAGATTTTCTTTTAGTTTATTGTAATCACCTTTGATTTGTTTCTTTAGTTTTCTATCATCATCTTTGAACTCATGATGATATTCCCAAATACGTAATGATGCTTCTCTAAGTTCTTTCCAAATTTTATCTTTTTCTTCACCAATTTTTTTGTCTAAGTCTTTTACTTCTGTTCCAAATTGAACTCTGTTTTCAAAGTGCTTTACTTCATTTTCTTCTAATAATTTTTTTAGTTCAATATTAAGGTTCTCTTCAAGAGTGTTGATGGTATCATTTACCTTGATAAAATCATCATCAATTACGCTAAAGGTTTTACCGATCCATGAAAAATCAGGAACTTCGTTTACCTCATTTACCCATTTTGGAAACTTAGGAATACTATTACGAACACTCTCGATATCTTCTCTTATTGAAAGAATATCACTTTCATAATATTTTGGTTCAGGAAGGTTAGCAACTTCTTGAATTACAGTATCAATTCTGTCTTCAATATTCTGAACTTGCTCATCATAATATTTTACTTCAGGAAGATCATTTATTTTTGTTGTGATAAATTCTCTTACCTGATCAATTTGATCACATATTACCTCTATCTCCTGATCATAATATTTTACTTCAGGTATTGTGGGTATTGACTCTTTTACTTCATCAATAATCTCACAAATTCTTTCTAACTCAGAATCATAATACTTAATTTCTGGGATATTAGGAATATCCTCTCTTACCTTATTGATAAGGTGTAAAACTTCTGTGAGATCAACAGGACGTTCGACTTCTTCTTCAATCGAATCCTCTGTTTCCTCGTTTTCTTCAACTAAAATATTTTCTACTTCTTCCTCAAGATAATCCTCAACAGAAGGTAGTTCTTCATCTACTTTCGGAAGAAAATCTTCTATGGATGGCAAATTTTTATCGTCAGCTTCCGCCATTAAATTATAAGTAAGATTACCTTGGGATTTCTCTCCCAGTTTTATTTATCGTTCTCTTTCTGTTGAGATTTCAAAAGTTTTGCAAGGTCTGCTGTAGATCCGACAAATAAAGCATTTGTTACATTAGTAGGACCTTTTTGAGAATCCTCCTCAACATCTTTGAGTTTCTTCTGCAGTTCCATTAGTTTGTCAGTTGCATCAGCGACTGATTTTATTAATTGACCAGCAACTTCATATGCCCTAGGTTGATCAGACTCTTGAGCAAGTTCTAAAATGCCATTTACTGCCTCTTGCCCCTTTTCGATCAACGAGTATAAGTTGCCACGAGTGTAATCATAATCTTTTTTGATATCACTCGCTGTTTCACGAACCTTTTCAATTTTTGTAACTGGATCTGATGGAACTATTTGACTTTCTACATCAAAAGCATCATTTAGTCCATCGAACTTTTTAGACATTTTCATGAGACACTCCCATCAAAACCAAAGTCATCACCAAATTCTATGAGAACGTTATCAGCTGCGGTAATCGTGCCTATACCAGCACCAGCAACGTGTGAGACTGCTCCTGTGCCATCTTGACCCCTCTTCACAATGATGTTATTGCCTGTAATTGTCTCAACAAGAAGAGATTCATTGTCAATGATGATATAACCATCTTTGACCAATTTAGTTCCGTCAGTAACATCAAAGGTGACATCACTAGCACTGATGTCGTTTGTCAAATTGGTTGCAATAACACCATCATAATTTTTAGTTGCTCTTGGCTCAACTGCATAGGTAAGATCTCTTGCACCACTTCTCGATTCCGAACCAGAGGATGATGCTGCAACGTAAGAAACAGAAACCTTTTTGATAATGTCCTTTGTTGCAGAAGAAACTGGACCAAACAGGTAAGTTTTTGCTGTAAAACGGAAAGTATAAATTAGTGCTCTTCTAGTACTGAAATCTCCTTCATAATCGTCATTCATAGTCACGCTATCAAGAATGACTGGAATATCTCTTTTTTCGCCTATTGTCTCAACTAGATTTACTGATAAGTTATATGCAGGTTGGAAATAAGGTAAAATTTGTTCAACAATCTGAAGCATATCATCATTCAACTTAGTCATTACACTAAGTTCAAATGACATGTTATATGGAACAGGAAGATATGTTTTTCTTGCTTCTTTCTTATCTGATTTTGTTCCAGTGATAAACTGTTGAGTTGTAGTTACTTTTCTTGTGGGATCATAACTCAATCCAATAAATTCAAATGACATTCTCGGCAGCGTCATTTGCACTGGTTTGTTTAGATTAGATTGTTGTTCTAATCTTGCCAAGAATTTTTGTGAAGGTCCATATGCTAGCGGAACCTTCATTTCGCTTACAGTATTGTCACTACTATCAGAGTGTCTAATGTTAATATCATTAAACAACGTACCAAAAGATATGATAGTTCTTCTTAGAATTTCGTGATAAAAATATTCAAACATTTTTTTAGGACTGTAAGAAATTTAACAAAACCATAATATTATTTATGGAGTGCCAAATGGATTGGTCTCAGAGAAATCTAAGAATGAATCTGCCTCTGATTCAAAGACATCATTCTGTGCATATGGAGTAACGGCATCGTCAGTATTCAATACTCTGAGTTCTCTTGACGCGCCGCTTTCAGAACCAACGATATTTTCACCAACAACAAATGTGCCGCTAACAACTTTGATTTCGAGTACATTAGTAGAAGCATCCCAATTATTGACAATGGCAGTAGTGCTGCTTGCAGATCCAGTTACAGTTTCATTGAATATAAAGTTTCCAGAGCTGCCAACACTTGGAGAACCAATAGTGATCGTAGGAGCGACTGTATACCCCACACCAGCGTCTGTAATGCGAATAGACGTAACTATGCCCGCAGAACTAATTAGCGCCGTTGCAGACGCTGTGGTGCCTATTCCAGGACCAGCAATGGTCACCAGTGGTGCAGTGCTATATCCATTACCACCATCAGAAACAGTGATAATTCCAATCGTACCATCTGCTATTTCAGTGGTTGCAGCAACACCTGCACCACCTCCACCAACGAAAGATATTCCTGGTGCTACAGTGTATCCAAATCCAGGATTGATAATTTCAACACCTTGAACTTTATCATCTGCTGTGCTTCCATAACAATCAACCAAACCAGATATCATCGTTGCAATACCAACCGCTGTTTGACCATCGCTTGGGGCAGAGGATATAGCGACTCTTGGTGGTGAAGTAAAACCATCTCCTCTGTTTGTCAGAACAATCTTTCTCAATCCACCAGTTTGTGCAATACCAGTAATCGCAGTTGCTGTAACAGCAGACCCTACCAGAGTTAAAGTTTGAATATACC